TCAAGCGGCAAGCGCGCGGCGAGCTCCAGGGGCCCCTTCCCCTTCAGGAGAACCGTCTTCGACAACATCGGGGACGATATGCAACGGCTCGGGATGGTCGCCGGAGCATTGGGCGCGTTTGCGGGGTACGGGCAGGTGACACACCGGGCAAACCAGGTCCTCGAGCGGCGGCACAAGCTCGTGCGAGTCGTAGCCGCGCATCAACTTCACGAGGCCCTTGACGGTGCAGCGGTGACGGTCCAACAGTTCCCCGTCAGAGTCGGCCGAGACGTCGACGGTACGGAAGTCGCCACGCAACCAGCGAGGCGTGCCCCAGCCGCCGGGACGCGCGCAACCGATCATGTGAAGCCGGGCCGTCGTCACCCGGCGAAGCGTCGTGTCGACTTGCGCCCAGGACGGCGACGTGTAGGCGCAAGTAATCTCATGCTTCCTCAGCTGGCACAACAGGGTAAGCGCCTCCGTGGGAAGGGACCCGAAATCGCGGGCGCCGGCAACGGACTGGACCTCGTCCAGGAGGATGAAGCCCGGTTCGTCTTTGCCGACGAAATCAAAGAAGTCTTGCCACCGGCGCATCAGCTGCGCGCCATCCAGACGCGCGTTCGACAAGACACGCGTCTCGGTTTTCGCCAGACAAGCGCCGACGAGGGTCTTGCCGGCGCCGTTGAGGCCGTCTATCGCCAGAACCGGATACAGACGCGCAGCATCGACAAGACCGCGAGCACCCACCGCCTACCCCCTCGCATTACGCATTGCCCCGAGCCGTGCCAGCCGTGATCGTCTCGATTCCCTTACGGGCAAGACCCATACCCCACGCGACCGCATACGATCCCGCACTGATCGACAATGCGAGCGTGATCTGCGTGACAGGCAACCAGTAGCCGGCGCCCTGAACGATATTCAGCCAAGCCGCCGGAGGCTGCGGAATACTCGGCACGACAACCATTTCCAACAGAGCCATCACGAGCCCGGCCCCGACTACCGCCAGGGCAATACGCCACCCAATTTGTATCGCTGCATCAATACCCATTACGCGCTAACCTCCGTATTAGCTGCGCGCCCGATACGCGCAGCAGCCGCGACCGTCGCCGCTAATACCAGCAGCCAACCCAACACGCTCCGCCACATAGTCCACTGCCCGGCAATGTTCGCCGGCGGGCACAGCGGCAGATCGTCAGTCTGGCCAGGGAACTGGAGCGTCAACGACAGCGTGCAAGTATCAGTCTCAACAGGTAGCCAGCCGTTGAACGCGCCGAACAGAAGCCCGCCCGGCTGTTTCACGACACCGATACCCGGCCCCTGTTGGCCAATCGTGTTGCCATACTGAGAGCCGACGCAAGCCGGATCGTTCGCACAATCCGACGCGGCCTGCCCCGCGTCCGACATTTTCTGCAACTGCGAAGTGATCTTCCCAAAACCCTCACCACCACCGAACAACGAAGACAAACAAGACCCTGCCCCGCCGATATTATCCGTGCCGCAGATCGCGTTGACAAGACCCTGACCCGCATCCCCGATAGCCTTCTCGACGCCCTGAGCTGCGTCCCCGACACCGTTAAGCAAAGGAATCAGACCACCATCATTAACCGGCCCGCTATCCGTGGTCCCGGCCGGACAAGTCGACTGCGACGGAGCGAAAGAATACGAAGCGACCAAACCCGAACCCGGCCCGCCAGACGGCGACAGTTGACCCTTACACCACGAGCCCATGCCCTGCGCCTGCTGTTGGCCAAAAGTGAAAATACCGGCCAGCGTTGACGAGATACCGCCAACAGTCGAAACCAGCCCACCCAGCGCCGTGTTGATCGCCGTCGACGCCGAAGCAATCGCGGCAGCGCTCGTATTACCGGCATCCTGTGACGCCTTCAAATTGTTGAGAGCCGTCTCAAGCGCAGACGCCGTCGACGCGATCGAAGCGAGCGACGCATTACCCGTCGATGTTGCCGTGTTCAGCGTACCGATCGCGGTGTTGATCGTCGAGAGTGTCGAGTTCGTCGAAGTCGTCAAAGTGTTGTTCGAGGCGATCGCGGTATTCAAATTCGAGAGAGCCGTATTCATGGCCGTCAGTGTAGACGACATCGCCGACTGGGTAGTGGCGTCAGTGCTGGCCGAAGTCGTCAGCTTATCCAGGGACCCCTTGATTAGCACGTCCAGCGAATTGAGTGTAGTGCCCGTAGACGTCCCGACATAAGAGTTCAGCGTCGAGACTGCCGAGTTTAATGATACGAGAGCCGAGTTCAAAGTATTGCCCGACGAGGTGCCGACGTACGAGTTCAGAGTATTGATCGCCGTCTGCATTGCAGCCGTGGCCGTGGCAATCGCTGCATCCGACGTTTTCGCCGCCGTCGCCGTCGTGTTCAATGTGCCAAGAGCCGAATTAGTCGAGGTAACAAGGTTCGGCAGCTGCTGAACAGCCGCGAGATCAGCGGAAGACGTAGTTTGAAGGTTCGTCACAAGATCGCCAAGACCATTACCAGACGTCGACGACGTCAACACTCCCGCCTGGCGAAGGAAAGAGTTAATGGCGTCAACCGAGGACTTCACTGCCCCAACATTCGAATTGGTTCCAGACGTGTTGGTATTGATCGCCGGGAGATAGGTAGCAAGCACATCAGAAACCGCCAGACCGGAAGAAGAAACGCCCATGGCTAAAATACCGTTACGAGACAGCCAGCATTGCGCAAATGCGTCCGAAGCGTCGGTAGCGCTAACCGACTGCCCACCCGGACACGACCAGGCCACCAGAGCGGACGCCTTCGACGGCCAAACCGCCAACACCGCGACCGCAAGAACAGCACCCACCAGAAGCGCCGCGACGCGTTTCTTCCACACGCGGCCATGCCCAGCCTCGCGTGCTTCAATCAGTTTTCTAGCCACGTGCACCCGCCCGACTTGAACGGGCCGCCTGCCAAACCAGGGGAGTGCTACACGCCTCACTTGGCGTGCTTGCGGACGAGCCGGATAACCAGGCTCACCGCGATCAGCAAAGCGATCAGGCCGAGCACTGCCGGCAGATTCGCCATGAACCAAGACGTCACCGTATTAGTCATCGCCGACGTGAAATCAGAAGGCTGAATGGCATCCATGTTTATTCACCCCCTCCCGCGACAATCAGACCAACCAGCAAGCCGACGCACCCCACGACGGCAAGCACCCCTAACAGGGCCCGGCAGGCTTCAACGAAAATTTGGAACATAGTCAGCGCCCCGCTAGCTTCATGCCGACCATGAACGCGGCCAGCAGACACAACGCCACCAACAGCGCCGCAATCACAGGCAGCCAGGCCGGCCCGGTTGTCATCCACTCTGGAATGACCTGGGGAGCCGTCACCGTGATCGTCGGCACTGCTGGCATTGGCGTGTCCATCAGAGCCCCAATCCACCCACGCGAGACCCTGAACCGCCAGCAACACCAGGAAGCCCCAAACCTCCCAAAGCGGCGCCGACGGACTCATTCCAGGCCCCCAACATCCTCGAAACCTGACGTTTCGACCAGACAACCCACGCGATACCCACCACCGCCGCACCAAACAGCACAGCGCACGCCAGGACCAGGACGAGATGCCAGCCAGCAACACCGACCGGGCCAACAACAGCAGTCTTGAAGACCGGCGTCAGCACAGGCGGAACAATCGGAATCGACCACATCATGCACCGACCAATTGACCCAGACCGGCGACAGCAGCGGTAGCCGACGCCTCGGCCAGATCGTCCATGCACGCCCGCAAGGCACAATCCAGGCCAAGGCGCTCGACTACAGCGGCGTCCTTCTGCATCAACCGCTGCAACCGGTCACACAGACCAGCCAGCTTGAGCGCGAGTTCCTGCGCAGTCACGATTCACTCCCGAGGGCCCGTATATGGCCGGCGAACGTCGAACGCCTGAGACAAGTCCACGTCCGCATCGATACCTGGCAGCGGCGGCTGTTGCGGATCTCGAAGCGAGAAGCCGGTCAACCGGTCACCGTCCTGTATCACCACCGTGTATTCCGTATGCTTTGACTGATCGCGTCCCGTGTACGAGCGTTTCCCAATCGCGATTGGTTTTACCTTCATAACTGTTTTCCTTTTCAACTAAACCGGGGGCATGGCTTCGCCTCTGCGCCCGTGCTTTCAACATCGCCCGCCACATTTCGGCGAGCGCAGCACCCGTGTAGATGCCTTCCGCGACGTTGTCGGGTAGTTGTCCGATAATCGACATTATGTCAGAACCCACATGAGAAGATGTGCCGAAGTCTGGATTCGCAACAATGCCGGCGCTCCCCTTGATCTTGGTAGGCAGATCCTGCGACTGCGCGTAGCAGGA